TCTTAGATCGGTACCACAACTTTGATAGTCAATTAAAGTTGGCGATTGAAAACTTCAATCAAGCGTTCCCAGTCGGGAATTGGTATGATATAGTAAACGGCTCACGTGCTACAACAGTCCCCAAAAGCAAAGACATTGATCGTATGATTGCCATCGAGCCAACTGGAAATATGTTTCTCCAGCAAGGCCTGATGCGCATGATGTACGATCGCTTTCGTCGATGCGGCTGGGCACTCGAGACTCTACCTACTATGCACCGTGCGCGGGCCCGTCATGCGTCTATAACCTCTAATGAGGCGACGATTGACTGGAGTTCCGCTTCGGACTGTGTAAGTATCGAACTATTAAGGTGGTTAATTCCTCCTATGTGGTTTGAGTGTTGCGAACTAGTTAGATCACCATCTATCTCCGTCAATGGAGACGATGTTGAACTAGCAATGTTCTCGACAATGGGAAACGCGGTAACTTTTCCGCTTGAGACCCTCGTGTTCTATAGCCTTGCACATGCTGTGCGGCTTCAAAGTCTCGGCACACTGGATAGCTTCCCTGAATGGGAAGACCGTCTGGCGTGTTCGGTCTTTGGAGACGATTGCATCGTGCCCGCCAACATAGCCCAGGATTTTATTCAAATCATGGAAAGTGTTGGGTTCATCGTAAACGCCGACAAGACGTTTATTGATGATCGGGGCTTTAGAGAGAGCTGTGGAGGTGATTACTTCCGCGGCTGTGACACAAGACCCTTCTACCTGAAGGGACCCATCGACAACCGGCTTAGCTCTCTTGAGCCCTGGCTGTACATTATAGGAAACCGTTTAATCGCGAAGTACATGTTGTACTTTGGGACACGGAACTATATGTATGGAAAGCAAGCTTTAGAAGCCTTGTTCGGTTGTTTCCAACAGTACAATATTAGAGTTAAAATTGTACCAGAGGATTTTCCTGATGATGCTGGCCTCAAGATCATGAATGATTTTGAGCGGTTTGACGTCAACTATAGACCTACATGGTCTAGAATCGGTGTCAGCCAGCAAGGACTCTACGACTTCCGTTTTTGTATGTTTCGATATACGCCAACGGAGTTGCAGTTTGAGGATCTACACTATGCTATCTGGCTTAAACGCCGGAGTCGCGAAGTGATACCTGAGTCACG